GAAAAGTTTATTATCTTTTTGCCTGTGATATAGTTCATGCTCTCCAGTATTGTCCCACCGCCGAATGGAGGTGCGGCAGTAAGCACGGTCGGAACATAACCAGCCACCTGTTGGAAGGTTGTCGTACCCCATGAATAAAACTCTGTGCCGTCCATAATGTAGACAGTGTTATTGGTCACAAAAAAAGTGGTTGGATATGCGTCCACCACTGTCCCAATAGCTATTTCTACTTTGTTGTCAAAATCATACTTATAAACCTTACCGCCTCTGGCGTATACAAGATAATTCACGCCATTTAAGGGGCCGTACCACATCCCGTTTATCTTTTGTCCTGCCACCTTGTCGTTCATATGTATATAACCGAATATCTTTTGTAATTTCCTGTCATCTGTGACCATCCAGTTGGTCATGTCGGACGCTTCACCAAGTTCAAGTAATGTCTCGGTCGATGATTTATTTATACCTAAAAAGGAATCTACCACCTTGTAATCCGGCTTCATTTAATCACCGCCCTTGAAGTAAACATCAATAATCTCTGTTGGTGTCAGAGGTTCATTGGTATGTGAATCAACGTACATCTGCGCAAATTCTTCCTTTGCCTCCCTAGCCATTTCCTCGTTCATGTCCGCCATGGCAAAGTGTTTGACAAGATACGGAACCGCTGACATGGCGGTATTTTCGTCAAATTCCAAAGTCTGATCAAGGGACGTAATTTTAGCCGGTAATGCCGTATAAACAACTCTGACCAAGCCCTCATAAGCAAAACGCACATAAAGGTCTTTATCTTCCCATTTGATGCTTGGGGATCCTTCCTGATACTCAAATTGAGGGTGCTCTGATATAACCTGTGACCGGCTCACAAAATCGTCCGGCATTTTTACCTTATAGTACGGTCTGAAATCAGGAACCTTCAATGCTGAACTGTACTTATAAGGCGACAAAGCCCTGTTGTTGTGCCGGAAATAACTTGTCCCTTCAATGGTCATTGTTATAGTGCTTGTCTGACTTTGAGGGCTTAAAATGCCTCGTAGGGGCAAAAATGAGGTTGTTCCGTTAGGGATGGTAATATTTATCGTGTCGGTAAAATCGGTTTCCTCACCGCCATTAAAAGAGTATTTACCGCTTAAACTGCCACCGTTCTCTTTAAAGGTGATAGTGCAATCCCCGTCTACATCCAAATAGAAACAATTTGCGCCCTTGGCGGTGTATTCTTGCTTCTCGGCGTTGTTTTCAATGATTTGTCCTAGCTGGTTCAGGTCCCCAAGCAAGTTCTTTTTGCGGAAACACGATATTTCAAAGGTTTTTTTCACACCAGCTATCCGAGTCATGCGCCTTGACCATATGTCTAATAACATCGGTGCCTTGGCTTTGTATTCTGCGATATCGTCAGGATTAAGCGTACCGTTCGGGGAGATTTCATCCATGACTGCCATGGCACGCTCAAATATTTCTTCACCGGTATACATTGGATCACCTACTTTTTAGGGTGTTCTGTTCGATAATGAGCCAACAGTTCGCCCATGTTAGGGGTTGTAAACTTACACTTTTTGCATTTGTAAACCTTTTCTTCGGTCGGCTTTTTCACGGGTTCAACAACCTTAACGGCTCTCGCCTTTTTGGTTAGGTATTTGATTGTCTTTGGGTTATCGGTTTCGTAAAAGCCGTTCTCGTCAAAAGTGCATATCTTGACTAACTTGTTGTAATCGATAATTGACGTGTTCGGCCTGTATTGGAATTTCATGTTATCCCTCCAATAGGAAAGGGGGCATATAGCCCCCACTGATTTACGGCAGTTTTATTACGGCAAGTTTCACTTCTGATATGGTTCCGCTTGCTGTTACAGCAACAGCGACATCAACCTCACTTGCAGTGTTTTTAAACCTGACAGTTTCAACGGGTCCAATTATGCTCTGTACGCCCTTGGCCACGTCCACAACCAAGTCACCTATTTCATTCGCCAGGTAATCACCTTTGGAAATGGTAATGGTTGCAGTCTGCCCATCGGTCGTGTTCTGATTGTCAACAACCAAGATAATCTTTTCTCCGGGCTTGTCGGCAAAACCTATAGACTGTGTTGCCGCTGCGTCATTCATTGTCAACGCAGCGACGCCATTTCTCTTACAATATGATGCAGTAATAGCCATTTATATCACTCTCCTTCCTTAGCTTCCCGACGATTCGGCACCCGGTTTAACGGCAAAGCAAATCATTTCCTTAGGTACAATAACTTTTGCACCACAAAGGAACAGGCCTCTGTGAATGTCGCCGAACCGTTTAGGATGCCTGATTGATTCGCTCTGGTTGATCTGTTCTGCGTATGCAATGGCCTTCTTGGTTCTTACGAGACAGTAAGAAACGCCTGACTTTGTATACACGTTGTTTGAAACGTAAATATCTAAGCCCCACAGCTTCTTAACAAGCCCGGTCTCGATGGTCTTGCTGTTGTCTGTGTCTGAGAGAATCTTTGCAAGGACAAACTTCTCGTAAACATCAGGTGATATTTCGAGGTACTTTGTTTCGCCCTCCGGCACGTTTGCCAATCTCATAGCCTTGTCTGCGGCAGCAAGTAACTCCCACGCATTAGCACTTGTGAAAGTTGCTTGGCCTGCGGAGAATGTGGTGTCAATATCCTGTCCTTTGTCATACAGCTTAAAAACAAAACTGTCTGCATAGTCGGCTATTTTGTAAGCTGCGTTTCTTGTAGCCGCCGATTCAAATTCCTTGTCAAGCTCCATCTGCTTTTTATCAACATCATCCAGGTAATACTGGAACGCCTGCGATTCTGTGATGTCGAGATATTGAGCAGCGCCGTCAAGGATCTGAGGCGGGTCCATATCTTCGTTTCTGGTGTACTCAAACAGCTCCACTTCGCCAGGTGTCAGGATCTTCACCCTGTCGCCCTGCGACTTAATATTTCCTTCGTAACTTCTGTTACAGTGTTTTACTGCTATTGCGGCTTTTTCCCTTTCCTTCAATAGCTTGGCATGTGTTATCTCTGGAATAAATTCATATGCCATGTGTCAAGTCACTTCCTTTCAATAAAAAAGCACCTTATTTCCAGTGCTTCCGTGATTCTTCAATCAGGTCTAAGTTCTTCTGAACCCAATTCATGTTGCCTTTGTTTGCGTCAAACTGCTCTCTTGAGATGAAGCCGCCTGTCGCACCCGGTGTCTTAACCGATCCTGTCGAACTCTCCGCATTCTTGGTATTGGCTTGCTGTGTTTGTCGTTGGGCCTGTAGCTTTTCCTTTTCAGCTTTCAGGAGCTTATTTTCGTATCGGGTGTAAGCGTCAAGCATGGATATCCCGCCCGGGTTCTTTTCAGGGTGATACACCTTTAACCAAACTTCACGGGGTATCTCTTCTAGTTTCTTTGGGTCATTGAACGCTGGATATGCCTCGAAAAATTCTGTGAACATTTTCTGCCTGCGTTCCTGCTCCTGACTCTGTTTCTCGGTGATGTCCTTCCATTTTTCAAGCTCATCCACTTTTAAGAGCCTTCGTGCGTATTCTTCCGGAATATTCTGCTGAACAAGTCTATTGATTCTCTGTTGTTCCTCGTATTTACGGTCATTCTCAATCAACTGCTCAACAGTCATCCCCAGCCTTTGTGCTTTTTGCTCCAGATAGGACAAATGCGGGTTGCTTTTCAGCTCGGTTTCGTACTTCTGTCGTTCCCTTGCCAATCTCTCCTGAATAATCCGGTCAACATCGGCTTGACGGAACAACCTTTCCTGTTTTTCCTGTGGTGTCTCTCCTTGAGGTGGTTCTTGTGTACCCTCTGATGCCGTCTGTTCTCCTGTGGTGGCGTCTCCCATTTCAACCGCCGTTTCGGGTGAATCCTGCTGTACTTCTTCTCCGCTCATAGCGTTCATAATTTCTTCTGACATGAAATTACCTCCCTCAGTTTTAAGCCGTGGTGGGCTATGAAATTGCCTTGTTTTCCATCAAAACAAGTAAAAAGGGCATAGAAAAAGCACCCTTTCGAGTGCTTATGTCTGTTTATGAAAAAGCGGCTTCGTAACCGCCATTCTCAACATATTTTTGGTATTCTGATTCCCGGTATAAATGCACCGCTGGGTAGTGCGTATCAAGCCATATCTCATAGCCCATTGCCACCGCTCTTACACAGAACCCTCTATCCTCGCCCCATAACGATAGATTGTATAGCATATTGTAATTTACGCCCGATTCAATCACGCTTCTATGGATGAGAATACAAGCGCCTGTGCCGCCTACTCTATAAATGCCGGGCTGTTTCCACCGTTCATAGCTCCCAGCGTATGACGTGGCTTGGTCAAAGTCCCATGCGTTCGGCAGCGGTTCGCTGTCCGGCTGCCATTTTGTCCAGAACACTTCTGCGACAATTTTCTTGCCTGCTTCAAGCAGTGAGGCAAGCGTTTTGGGATGTAGCATAAGGTCACTGTCAACCAAAAGGAAATAGTCATACCCACCTTCAAGAGTGCGTTTCAGAAGTTCGTTCTTGAAGTAGGTCACTATCTGCAAATTGGCTTGTTTCCAGTGGTGGGTGGTCTCGTCCCTCTTGTAATCATCATTACTCGTTGCTAACAAATATTCATCCGGTTTCAGATACTTTGCTAAGTTCGGGCTGTTGTGCAAATAAAAAAACCTGTCGCATT